TTGATTTGTCAGCATCATCCCTACCGCATGGCGGGTGTTTGCCATCCTTGTCTTTGCGTGAAACATCAACCCACTTTTCTTTGAACCAATCTCTGAGGTCTTTTTCCTCTTTGAGGAGTTCAGAGAAAGGAAGTGCCTCGGCATTCATTTCTTCCCCTTCTTTGACTTCTTCTTCCAACCGCCACCTGCTTTCTTGTATTCCTTAGCCGCCCATGCGTTTGCATATGCAGAAGGATATACATCAAACTTGGACTTGGCTCTGGATTTCATTTTTGACCATAGACCAGGGTTAGTAGGAGCATTGTCGCCTTTCTCTTCACTCTTATCAACTCTTTCAGGTTCTTCTGCTATGTTATGATAATCACTACCGACACCAAATTGCATTTCCACTAATCTTTCATCGCCTGTGGCCTCTGCTTGTTGAAGTTCCATCATGAATTGTTCATAATCATCCATGAATAATTCCTTGCCATCTTCATACTCAATGACAAGGTACATCCCCTTTGGCCCCATTTGCACACGGAAACTGCGTTGATCCTGTTTTACTATTGACCAAGCCATGTCGAAAGCGTCTGCCATGAAGGATAATGAAAGTTCAATCGTTTATCTGATTTACTGAGGAGGAGGAGGCGGAGGTTGCCCTCCTCCCTGTTGAGCTGCAGCCGCTTGTTGCTCTGCGGCAACTTCCTGTGGATCAGGCTCTTGATAGTCAAACTCAAGGAACTTATCGTCAATTTGATCTCGCAACTGTGCTTTGTATCCTGCTTGCTTCATCTGCATCATGTTACGGATAGCCATCTCATCTCTGCGGAATCGCATGATTTCATCTTCTTCCTCGTGTGGGTTGAGTGTGATTGTCCATTCATCCACGCCAAATGCTTCTAACAATAATGGGAACAGTTGCCTGTTGTATATTGATTGAGCATATGCCAAAGCCCTGTTTGTAACAACAATCTGCATACCTTCGTTGTTTAACCCACCACCAGATACATCATTCATGAATACGTTTGATACTCCATAGTATGCAGATATGCGTTGTCTAATGTCATCTTTGATAGGTATATATTGCAGTTCCTCCAAAGTATCCATCATACGAACATACTCAAGACCGCCTCTTCCCGATTCAGTTTCAACACCAATTGTTGGAACATAATTTGGATCACGCTCAAGATGTTCTTGGATATTACGAGCAGTTCTTTCAACGGTTTCCATGTTAGATGATTTAATCACCATGACACCACGAGGCATTCTTCTCTTCTGATATGCAGAATAAACATAGTTATCCATAGCAATGAGTGTATTTACCTGCCTCCACATAGTAGCAACAGGACTACGACCATACAGTTTGGATGGCGACCATTTGCTGATGTGTATGACTTCTCCCTCGGTATATACCTGGCCATTCCCAACACCTGCTAAGTTAATGTAATGAATAGGAACAACAGGCATACCAGATATAGGACATACTGCATCAGGATCACTTGTTCTGAATGAACGGTCAATCAAACTCGTGTATTGTGAACCTCCTCTTATTCCTCTCTTGTCAGACAATATCCTCATGAATATGGGGTCTGCCCTGGATACTTCTCTTATTCTGAAAAACATGGGTTGCTTAGTTGCAGGGTCAATGAAATACTCCTTTGTCAAAACAAGGTATGCATCATCAACAATATTGAGATCCATTTCTATCTCTCTAAGAACTTCAATGAAGTTTTGAGTCATCCTGTTGCCACCCTTTAGAACCGCATCGGCATACTCGATCTGCGATTTATCGGCTTTGCGTACTTCTCCACCACATTCCTTGCAAGCATCAACTTCTTGGTGATACTCACTTTCACACTCCCTACATTTGCATACAAACTTGGATTTCCATTCCCATCCTTTTCTGAATGTTTCAACGCACAGGTGGTTAAGAATAGATCTCAGAACCATGCACTCATATGCCGCAGCGTATAATGCAGGTATGGTAATTCCTTGCAATAAAGGTGGTTCTTGAACACCATCGGTAAATAGGGGCATGGATGGAATCGGAGTATTATGCCTCTCCATATCCATACCAATAGCTGCAAACATTCTTTCCATTTTTTTACTATCAACCAAGTGCCATCACCTCTTCTTTCATCTTGTCGAAGTCATCCACACTTATTTTGTGTTTCCTTAGCAATTTTGACCTTTCGGGCATATCTAGTGATTCATATGCCATTACCATGAGTGTAGGTTTATCGCCTCTCATAGCCTTCAACATAGTCAATGCCGAAGGAAATGTATCTTTTGATTTACCGTTGAAATGAGGTTCTGCTAACTCAAGTGCTTTCATTACGGTATCTTCACCCTGCATAACTAATCCAATACCTCTTGCTTCCACACCAGGCAATCCCATTTTCTGTAAGGCATTTGCATACCAGGGTGCAGTTGGTGCTTTGAAACTAATCTCTAATCTTGGGTATAATCTTGAGTCAAACTTGAATCTGCCACCGTTTTCAATCAAACCTGCCAAGAATCTGTCTGCGTCTTTGAGAACTATATCTCCTCTTCTAATGTCATAAAACAATCCTCTTCCCTGAGATTTACTCAATTGACCTATTGCAATTATATCAAACAAGAATCCATGAGATTTGATTAAAGAAGATATTTCAGCAGGACTTGCTTGTACTCCATATGTCTTTAATGTCTGAGCGTTCAATGCACCCCTATCCAATAAGACCTTCCTGCAATTCTTCAAAATCGCTCTTTCACGATGCGACATTCGCTCAGACTTATCAATCGTCATTCTCCAAATCCTTTCTGCATCGTTTCTACTCTCTTCGGTAGAATTACTAACCCATGTCTTCACAAATCTTCTAAATGGCAAATCCAAACGATTCTTGTTGTTATTCAAAGAATCATAATCAAGATCGGTTAGAGGCAAGGAATTGTACAAATTAGGATCGACACCTGTAAATTGGGCAAGAATTGATTGCTTTTCTAATTTGAGCAAGGGTTGTATTGCATCAAGAACCTTGTTCTCTCTAGCCTTAACCAATATCTCTGTTACCTCCCTTCCCGTCATCCCAAAGTTTTCTGGAAACCAATTCTTCATTTTAGCAAGAGGCACAGGAGGAGGTGCTTCCGAGTCAAGTTCCGTTCCAGGTTGATCAGTAGGAGGGGTGCTATTGTCATTCTTCATCCCTGTAATCTCAGTACCCTCTCCTTCTTGAGTGGAGGGTTGGTCTTTTACCGCTTGTTCTTGCTCTGCATTTTTCTTCTCTGCTTCTGCTAACTCTGTTTCAGCCTGTGCTACTTCTTCCTGTTTGGCTTGTAATTTATTCTTGATAGCATCAACGCCCATTGATGCCGCAGCTCCAATTGCTTTTCTTCCCGCAGGGGATGATGCAACTGCTCTTGCTGCACCCATCACGGCAGGTGCAATCTTCTCAACAGAATCAGTCAAATCATTTACCCCATGTACGGGTTTGAGGTATTTACGCATCCGCCCACCCCAACCTGTTACGCCACATCTCACCGTCTAGGATAATTATGTTTTCCCGATATTCCTTAGTCGCTTGTACCGAAAGTGCAAGGGCAATCACCATGTCGTCATGTGATCCAAGACTTTCCATCCTACCATTATCAAGCATGGTGAACATAGATAATTCATTCAACAAGGTATTCATATGCCTCTTTGTTGCTCCTTCATCTTTGTAAGGTACGGCTAGATGTTTTCTTTCAAAGTGCAATTGCAATGTATGAATCAATGCCTCCTTTTTCATACGACTCATATTGAATGGTTTGATAGGCAGATCGCCAATCTCTTGAAGGACTTGATTGAAAGCCATAGCAAAATTGTTAGTTTCTAATTCAATTATAACAGGGTTGAACCTAGCATTCAATTCTATTATCTTGTCAATCTGTTGATTGAAATCCATGTTTTTCTCGTGGTGAACATGAACTATCCTCTTGTGCCTATTCTCATCCATGCCAATTACCATCATACAAGTGTAATCCGCACTTCTGTTTGCACTTATTGCAGGGTCCCAACCAATGTAGTAGTTCAATTCCTCAGTTGGATCAGGATAGTAAGATAATGCAAGAGAATCATCTTTTACTCCTTCAAGCATTTCTTCTGGGAATAAACTCGCTTCGCTTGCTATTGGCTTACATAGGTACTCACGAGTAAATGCAATAGATGTCATTTCACCCCTTCTAGTATTCAATGCCTCAAGATTCCACCTCTCCGGCCACAATGGTTCGCCTGTTGCTTCATTGATTGCAGGATATTCTTTCACACAATACCCGTCTAATCCTTTCAATTCAGAATATAGATCGGTATATGAGAACGGTGTTCCGACTACACACATTTGAGCCGTGTGGTGGAGAACAGGTAAAAGAGCAGTATAAAACCATGTAGATATGGATTTCAATTGAGTATCTGCTTCACTTGACAATATGTCATCCAGAACCACTATATCTGGGTGAGCACCACGAACCGCCTTCCCTATGGACATAGCTCGTATTGATGATTTATTTGTCATCTTGAATAATTGCTTTGCCCAACCTCTCTTTGGCTTAAGATGTGCAAGTGCAGGAGTCGTCATAATCAATTCATCCATCTTTGCCATATGGTCTATGGATTGGTGCTGACTATGGCTAAAGAACAAAACTTCCGTACCAGGATTATATGCCATCTTCCATAGAAGATATACTCTAAAGAACACGGATTTGCCGTGATCTCTGCTTGCTATGACGCATACTTTGTTGTGTTTCTGTGCATTCTCATACCATTCTTTATGAAAATGTGCTAATTGAAACTGACATATGTCCTCAAAGAAGAAACGGAAATCTCTCCTTCCCATTTCCCAATCAACTTTGCTCGTTAATTCGAGCATTGCGTCATTACTCACTCTTCCACCCCGATGGTAACAAACTCATGTCGTCACCACCTGGAGCATTCTTTGCGAACAAAGAAGCAGGTAGTAATGACAAGTCATCCCCTTCAACTACATCAAAACCAAGATCCGGCTTGCTTTCTTCTTGTGGTGGCTGGCTTTTGATGATTGGTGACATAGGCTCACTTACATTACGCCTTACCTTTACGGTTTCAAGATAGTTGGGATTGTGGAATGGGTTTGCAAACGGATCTTTGAGAACAAATTGCTTTCCAAATATGTCATCATACCTTTCTGCGGCAGAAGGAAAGTGATCCTCTAAATCGCCCATGCTATTGTAAAGATGTATTCTTGCGGCTTCATCACCGTCTTCGGCCAAATCCAACAATTCTGTTATCAAACCTGAATCAGTCATAGGAGTGATGTTTGGCAAATCCGGCTCTGTTGCCGTTCTCCTTTCAAATGCTTTACCTCTTGTTTTTACATTGCCCTCTGCCGCTATGTCAATCATATCATCAGGTTGAGCAAAATGATATCCTGCTTCTTGAGCACTCATACCATGTGTGTCCAAACCCTCTTGCGGGTCTTCTCTTTCTTTGGGTAGTGTAGGGAGTTCTCCCCCTGTTAGTTCTAGTAAAGCCGCTAAAGCCTGTTGGTAGGTCTTATTTTCTCTCATGACTCTATGTACTTCCCTATCCATTTCTTTAGTGCCTCCTCTTTCAAAATCTTTAGGGCCAAGCACAGGAACTCCAAACGCATCTCTATACAAATTAACAAAGTGGCCTGGAACTATGTCCTCATCATAGAGTTCTCCTGTTAATTGCATGATTCTCGGTTTTGGATTTCGGCCTCTAGCAAACCCCGCAATCGATTCTTGGTTTGCTTCAACCGCATCGCTCTCAGGAGCAGGAATCTCTACCTTCTCTTTCTTGGGTTTCTTTGTTGCCGTTGTCTTAGCCTTAGCCTTTGGTTTAGGTTCTGGTTTAGCCTCTTTCTTTTTTTTTGGGGGTTTGGATACTATATCAGTTGCTGATGCTTCTCTTACGGCATCGGCATCGGGTTCAGGAATAGTTGTTTTCATTCGTTCTTCCTCCTGTTCGGGTGTTTCTTCGGTTTGAGGTTCTTCTGGTGGCAGGGAATCATCGGAAGTTGAGGTTGCAGCTTGTTCCTCCGATGATTCAGATGATTCTTCTTCCTGTGCAGGACCAGGAGGTGTTGTTGGCATCGGCCTACCATATTTCAGTTGAAAAGTTAGATTCTCTCCTCTCATCCTATCCGCTGCTCTCTCAGCAGCGATTCTCTGTTGGCGGTTTCTTGCCCAATCTCTTATGATTCCCTTGAACAGGTCATCATTGTCTATTGCTTCCCATGCCGTGTCAAACGAATCATCTGAAGGCATTTCGAATTGCCTCCGTTGTGTGCTTATCTCGGAATACCACTCTCTGCTTTTGCAAATCCCAATAGTCTGCAATCGGATCATCAAACGATGCCGTGAAGTCACCTGCCGCCATTGCTCTCAATCTGTTTTGACCCTGCCTTCTTTGGGATGCGTTATACGCCCCTCTTGCAAGACCCGAAAGGCCGAATGTTGCTACATTTGAAAGTAAGCCTGTTCCTGCTCCCCCTCTAGTTTCTGCTTGATCCCGTGCCTGATCAATCAATGCTGCTTGGGCAACATTTGCTCCTACCTGTGTATCAGCAGAACCCGTTGGAGCAGTTGTTGGAGCAGAACTTGTTGCTTGTGCCATCTGATTTCTTGTATCTGTTCCGGCTCTTGCTCTCTCCTGCGTTCTTTCGGGTAAAGCGGCATTTCCTCCTGTTGGTGCGGGTAATGCTGTGTTAGTAGCTGCTCTTTGTTCGGGAGTCTGATAACCCATCTGCTCTGCGAATGCAGGTGGCAATCTTCCATACCTCTCTTGCAGACGAGCGTTATTCACATTCTGTCTAATCTGCTTCTGACCTTCCCTATCCATAGCAGGTGCTCCTTCACCACCATATACTCGTTGATTCCTTGCCTCTATTGCATTCATAGCACCTTGACCGGATACTGCTCCTCTAAGTGCCGCAGCACCTTGACCGACTAAATTGCCCATGCCTGGCATAATCAAACCAGAAGCATCTCTGCCTGATCTATCTGTTCCATACATTGCAGTTCCTGCGACATTAGATGCACCTCTTCCTACTGCCATTGCACCACGACCTGTTGCACGACCTGC